CTCCGATATTACGGCTGATACGGTCAAGACGGTACACCACAATAGCGGCAAACTTGATTTTCTGCGAATCACTCATCATTTTCTTGAACTTCGGGCGTTCAAGCGTACCACCCGAAAAGCCCTCATCAGCCGCTGTCAAGTAAGGACTAAAGATTTTTGAAATTTGTTTACAAATTAGGGGTTCAAGAAGCCGCATCCAGCGTTTCAAGGCAGTTCAGCAACGCCTCCAGCTCATCACGCAGGGCAAGCTCGATTTCAATGCCGCCGTCCTTGTAAACCGTTACACGCTTTACCACGTCGCTTGCAATTTCGGTGGTGAGCGTTTCAAGCTCGGTGTATTCCTTGTATTTTGCAATAAAGGCTCCGCTTTGCTCGGTGGTGGTCTGAAAGGACTTTTCAAGTCGCTCCATCTTTTCGGTAAGCTCCTGCATCTGTGCCTGGTTGCTTGCCTTTTGGGATAAATAGGTATCTTTGTCGATTGTGCCGTCAATCAGCTTTTCATATAAATCCTGGAGGGATTTTTCAAATTGATTTTTTCGGCTCTGTAATACCGCAAGCTCACGACGGGCTTGCTTTTTTTCTGCCTGTATGCGTTCTTTCTGTAATAAGAGAAGATGCTCCAAGCTGACCGCATAGGCGGCGTAGGTACGAATCAAGGTCACGACCATTTCGTGAATGTCCGCTTGCAGAATACCCTCGGAGGTACAATCAAAACCTGTTTCCAAGTGTGACGTGCGACAATGGTATTTTGCGTTTTTGGTGTTGGAGAGTATCATCGCAAAACCGCAGGTTCCGCATATCACTTTGCGACGAAGCGGATTTCTTTGGGATGTACTCGGAATAAATTCCTTGTACTCCCTCATACGGCTTGCCACCTGCTCAAACAGTTCCTTTGAAACGATACCCTCGTGGGTCTCGTCAACCACAATCCAAGTAGATTTGCTTTTCTTTACTGTGTGCCAGTTGCCGACCATATCACGCTCACGCTTGCCATATACGCATTTTCCAATGTAGCGTTCGTCGCGGAGGATTTTGAAGATATTGCCTTGTGTCCAGAAGTTTTCCTCGTGGATGCTCGGCCAACGGTCACGGGAACATCCCGCAGCCCGTTTGTACAGCATCGGTGTTGGAACGCCCTCACGATTGAACATAGCCGCAATCTCAACGGGTTTTACTCCTTCTGCCGTTAAGGTGAATATCTTCCTCACAATGTCTGCCGCTTCCTTATCAATGATAAGGCGGTTTTTATCGTCGGGGTCTTTCACATAACCATAGGGAGCGAATGGGCTGAGAAACAAGCCTTTTTCTGCTCGCATACGCTTGGCATTTTTAACCTTGCCGGAAAGCTCACGGCTGTACAGGTCATAAATCAGCGTTTTGAATGAAGTATCAAGGCTGTCGATGTCCTGCGGTCTGGAACTGTCGAAACCGTCATTGACGGCAATGAAACGAACACCCAGGAACGGAAACACACGGCTGATGTAGTTGCCGACCACAAGATAATCACGTCCGAAACGGGATAGGTCTTTGACTACGATACAATGGATTTGTCCTTGCTTGACCTGTTCCATCATTCTGAGAAAATCCGGTCTTTCAAAGTTCTTACCACTCCAACCGTCATCACAAAACTCGGAGATTTCCAAACCGCTGAACTCCGGGCGGTTGCTGATGAAGCTCTGCAAGAGACCTCGCTGATTGGATATACTTTCGGATTCGGCTTTGCCCGTATCCTTTAAGTCGCCGTCCTCGCTGGACAAGCGGAGATACATTGCTACTCTCACACAGCAACCCTCCCTTCGATAAATTTCAGTAGTGCTATATATTCATCCCGATAACGCAGGCGAATATCAATGTTTCGGTCGGCATCCACATAGATGCGTTCCACAAGTGCGGTTGCCATTTCTTTTGTCAGCGTGTCCGTTCCCATAAAAGAACGGAACTCTGTGATAAATGGATTCTCAGCAGTATGAACCTTGTTTTCACGCTGTTCCTGCTCCAATGCAGCGATAAGCTGTTCGGCTTTCTCTGCCTCTGCCTTGTATCTTGCTTTGAGGGTCACATATTCCTGTTCGGTCATAAGCTGTTCCACATAGTTCTGATACAGGCTGTCATACAGAGATTGACTACGCTTTAGTGTACGCCTTGCCGCTTCTAACTTTGCTGTGGCATCGGAACGCTGACGGCGGTATTCCGGTTCTGCGTTCAAACGCTTGATGACTTCCTCCAAATCGGCGGCAATTTGTATCTGCGATTGAATTGCTGTAAACAGTACCTCGTTCAGCTCATCCTCGCGGATACTCACAAAGGAGCATCGTGTCGGGTCGTCTGCGTGACCGGGGCAAATGAAGGTGTACCACAGTTTTTTGCCGTGACTCACGTTTTTGTATCGCACAAACGGTCTTTGGCAGTTTGGACACCACACAAGCCCTTGCAGGATGTTCTCGGTATGCTCCAAATGAGAAAATTTACCGAGGCGTTCGTGGTATTCGCTCTTTCGCTGATTGGCGATTTGCTGTACCTTTTCAAAGGTTTCTTCATCAATAATCGGTTCGTGTGTATTACGGACAATAATCCAGTTGGCTTCGTCCACATAGGTCTGTCGCTTTCCCTCATAGAAGGATTGCTTTTTACGCCCTTGAACCATATGACCTATGTAAACGGGATGGGCAAGCATATTTTTGATGATTTGCGTATGCCACAGCACACCCTTATATTTCTCCGTCTTGACTTCGCCAGTTTCAAAGAGGTACGCAGAAGGAGAAAGAATACCGGCATCGTTTAGCCTGCGTCCAATCTGTACCACGCTGACACCCTCGGAACGCCATTTGAATATCTGACGGACGGTAGGTGCTGTTTCTTCATTTATAATAAGGTGGTGCTTGTCGTCGGGGTCTTTGCGATACCCATACGGTGCCCACGCTCCGATGAACTCGCCACGCTGTTGCTTTACAGTTAAGGCTGCATCTATCTTCTTGGATATGTCCTTGCTGTAAACCTCGTTAATGAGATTTTTCAAAGGCACAATATATCCGTCCTGGGTTCTCTCTGCTGTCAGCGTATCAAAGTTATCGTTGACGGCAATGAAACGAACGCCGAGGAATGGGAAGATACGCTCCAAATAGTTGCCGGTCTCCTTGTAGTTGCGCCCGAAACGGGATAGGTCTTTGACTACGATGCAGTTCACACGACCTTTTCTGACTTCCTCCATCATCTTTTCAAACTGAGGACGGTCGAAGTCCGTGCCGGTTCGCCCGTTGTCACAGAACAGAGCTACAAGCTCCATATCGGACTTGTTTTCAATAAAGGAAGTCAGCAGAGCCTTTTGTCCCTCGATGGTATCTGCACCGGGCTTGCCGCTGTCCTCTACGGATAAGCGAACGTAAGCGGCTGCCTTGTATATTTTCCTCGCAGGAGCAGAGATCCCTACTTCCTGCACAAGAGGATTTGTCTTTCGTTTTGTCCTTGCCATTTATACTACCTCCCGCAATCTGGCACTCCGCAGAATGTCAAGCTGCCAAGCAAATTCATCCTGCCAACGATAGATGATTTCCACCACATCGTTTGAATGAATCAGTATTTTATCTATCAGTGCGACCACAACGGCACGGTCGAGGGTCGTAAGTCCCTGCCGTTTGATGAACTCATTCATCCAGGCGTTTTCCGTTCCGTGGTTGTGTATATCTTCAAGCTGTTCTCTCAGAGCGTCCATCTGCTTTTCCGCTTCATCAGCACGAGCCGTAAAGCTGGCTTTCAGTCGAGTGTATTCCTCACGGTCGATGATGCCGTCCGTAAGGTTTTCATAAAGGGACATCAGCAGCTTTTGGAGCTTCTCATATTCCTCGTGCTTCTTATCGAGCTGCCTCTGCACCTTTTGAGCCTGTGCGGTTCTAAGCGGTGCTGTGTCGGTAATCGTGAGCAGCTCGCTCATATCCACGACCTCGCTGATATGCTGCTTCAAGCTGTCGAGCACGATTTCTTCCAAGATGTTATCCCTTATGCGATGGGGCGAGCAGGACTTATCCTGCTTGTGGGTAGAGCAGATATAATATACATATTTCTTATCGCCTGCAGGAACGGTCTTGCGAACCATACTTGCACCGCAATCGCCGCAGAAAATCATTCCGCTGAACAGACCGACAGCTTTGCCGTCGGGACTACGGCGTGTATCGCAGCTCAGCACCTTTTGAACGCTGTCAAAGTCGATTTTTGAGATAATAGCTTCGTGGCTGTCCTCTATGACCGTCCACTCGTCTTTATCTTTGGTGATACGCTTGTGTACCTTATAGCTCGGTGTTGTCTCCTTGCCTTGCACAAGAACGCCCGTATAGATAGGGTTCTTCAAAACACGGATGACTGTACCTGCCGACCAAAGAGCTTTGCTATTGGTCTTAAAGGAAGTGGTGAACTTCATTCCAAGGGAGCGTTTATATTCCATCGGAGAAAGAACACCTAATTTGTTAAGAGCATCAGCGATGTCCTGTGGGCTGACACCCTCTAATTTCCACTTAAAAATGTCACGGACAATATCGGCGGCGTACTGGTCAACCACCAATTTGTTCTTGTTCTGTTCGTCTTTCAGATAGCCGAAAGCGGCGAACGAGCCGAGGAACTGTCCGTTCTTACGCTTGATTTCAAGCTGAGAGCGAATCTTTACCGAAATATCACGGCAATAGGCTTCGTTTATTAGGTTCTTGAACGGAATGATAAGGTCATCGGAGGCTTTCTTATCTCCGAGGCTATCGTAATTGTCATTGACGGCAATGAAGCGAACACCGAGGAATGGGAAAATCTTTTCGATATATTCACCGGCATCCAGATAGTTACGTCCAAAACGAGAGAGGTCTTTGACAATGATGCAGTCCGTTCGTCCTGCTTTCACGTCCTCGATCATCTTTTGGAAGCTCGGTCTTTCAAAGGTCGAACCTGAAAAACCGTCGTCAACTCTTACCGCATACTCCCGAAATTCGGGTCTCTGTGATATGTAATCACGGAGCAGCTCACGCTGCCCGGTGATGCTGTTGGATTCCTCCTTATCGCCATCGTCTCGGGACAGACGGAGATAAAGGGTGGCGTTCCAAATCTTATTCTGCGTATTCTGCATAATTGCACACTCCTTTTCTCTGTAATGAGCAAAACTACCGAGACGGAGCGTCGCTTTAGTCCTGCTTATATTTTACTTTTTCTGTCCCATTCTGTCGAGGATGTCAGCACTTGGAGCGAATGTACCCGGCAAGGCGTTCCTCCAACGATACCTCCGTATCAGAGAAACCAACCTTTACAACATATTTGCCGTGCTTGTAACAGTAGGGATTTCCAATCTGGCGGATAAAATCAATGGCACGTTCCTGTTTCGGAAGTGCCGTGTTGACCTTAACATCACGGATGTCCACCAGCTCATCACGATTGACGGTAGCAAGGTCGATATTTTTCATATTTATAATGGATGAAGATTGCATTACAGCCCTCCTTTTAGATCTCGTTCATAACTATGCGAATTTGTGCGATTAAATGCGTATAACATCGGGCTGTTCTAATCCAAGGCTGATTTGTACTGCTTGATTGATGCCCTGCATCTGTTCTACGGGCACTTTGCCGAGGTATTTCATTACACGCACTTTGTCGATGGTGATAATCTGTTCTGCGAGAACCACCGAGGGACTACTGAGATTTTTAATTCCCTCAATGAGAGAATGGGTCGGTTGATTTGATTTCTTCCAGTAACGGGAAGAAACCGGAGCGACTATAAGGGTCGGTGCGTAGTGATTTCCTACATTATTTTGAAGCAGAAGCACCGGACGGCACCCACCTTGCTCGGAGCCGATATTTGTGCCGAGGTCAACGAGGTATATATCACCACGGCGATAAATCCAGTTTTCTTTCATAGGCTAAGTCCTTTCTACATTCCTATTGGATATGTAAAAGCGACCGCAAACAGTTTGCAGTCGCCACGGGGGGATATATTAGAAGTTCATCGGGAGGGCATTTTTGCCGGCGTTCTCGTTGTAAATGCGGAGCAACGGGAACAGATACTTTTTGTAGCCTGTCAGATTTACGCCAACAGCTCGTCCGTCTCTGTAGATTTTCAAGGGGTCAGTAGAACGGAGCTGAGTCGTAAGACGGCGAGGACAATACTGCCCGTGATAGCGGTCAACGAAGTAAGTGATGGCGATGATATTTTCCGTTCGGAAAGAATCGGGGTCGCCGTCCCACGCAGCTTTCAAAATCTTCATTGCCTCCATATAGCGTTCTTCACCGATACGCTTATAGGCATTGAACGCAGTTTTGATACAACCGATGCGGTCAAGCCCACGGTTGTGGTCGAAATCGAGCATAAGTCCAACGGAGACATTTGCCATATAGAAAGCAGAGGCTTCGGAGTCTTTACCGAAAATCTTTGCTCTCATACGAGCACCTGCCGTCAGCGGAGCAGAGACACCGTTCTGCTGTGCAAAGAGCAGAGCTTCTTCCTGTTCGTCCATACCGTAGTACACCTTGCATTTGATAGGAACGTCTTTGTCGCCGGAGACAAGAACACGAGCACCGATGGTATGCTGTCCGTCAAAGACGTAATACTTACCGTCACGGTAGCTGACTTTGGGTTCGTTGGCGATACGTTCGTCAAACTCACTTGCGATTTTTTTGGCACGACGAGAGAAAAGGTCTCTCTGATAGGTCTCTCTGGGGCTAATGAGCTGAGAGGCAGGAATAACGATGGATTTGTAGTTGTACTTATTTGTCTTAGTTGTCATAATGGAATTTCTCCTTTAAGTATTTGATTTAGATAGGCAAGCCCGTTCTGTGCGAGCTTATTGACTTTGGGGTTATGCTTTTTTGCTAAGAAGTAATCTTTGTTGTGGCTGAGGCATACAGACCAACGAAAGAAAAATGTGTCCAGAGCATCCTCTAATTCGTAGAGCATACTTTCCGGTGTCCCTCGGCAACCTTCGTTTGGCAATTCTGCCGCTATCTGCTCCAATGTCAGCAGATGCCTTTCGGGGAGAACCTTTCGCCGTTCTTCCGGTGGTTTTCGTAAATCCTCAACCAATGCCGGTCGTTCTTCGTGTGTGGCTCTCGTAAGAGCCTCCACATCATCCTGGGTAGGTTTAATTTTGCCTGCGAAAATTTCTGAACGAATACCTGGGTCAATCTCATCGGCAATATCTACTGCCCTTGAAAATTTCTCAGCACGAAGAACTGAGTTCTTGCTAATGCCGTATTCATTTGCGATTCTGTCGCAGGTCTTAGGGTCTGACCACAAGTTCCCAACTTGGGAACCTGTGGTGAATCTTCCGTTTTCATCGTGATTGAGATTTCTGTTGCCGCCGTATGATGCTTTTTCCGACTCGTACCGTTTACCTATTAAGTATTTCTTTTGTTGAAAGGTAAGGTTTCTGCGTCCGAGCTGATTTTTACAAATCCAGGCAAGAGCTTCGTGGCGGTCATTGAAGTCACGCCCACAGGTCGTAAATTCAATGTGCGGATGTTTCTCCACGATGCGGAAACGGTTATGTCCGTCGATGATTACCTCGCCCCAAACGATAATGGGGCTGATGATAACGCCGTCAGCTAAAATGTTTTCTTCAAGCTGCTCAAACTCATCTTCGGTAAGTGGTGGTATCCGGCTTTCAAATTCCGGGTCTATTCTTAATTTCATAGTGCCCTCCTTATACGCTATGTACAGAAGCGAACTGCCGAAGCTGCTCGCTTCCTTAAATTCATTACCGTATTTATCTCCTCCCCCGGTAAAGGGACTCACCAGACGACGGCTTGCGAAGCCGTTCCATAGGAATCTAACCTCCCCGCCTTCTTTGTGGCCAGGCTGCGAATTACAGAAGTATCGTTAGCCCTGTGACAGTCATCGCCGGTTCGGTAG